TGTTGATGTTGTTCCAATAGTTGTTTCTGTTCCAAAAAATACTAAGTGACGATCCGGTGTAGATACTAACATGTGACGCGATGCTGTTGGTGCACCTGATATAATAGTTGATCTAGTTTCTGTTGCATTTGACAAAGAAGAGTCCCATTCAAAACATGCACCATCGTGAATTAAACAAATTGCTTTATCACCAAAATTATCTAGTGACCACATACCTGGTTCCAATACTAAGTCCCCTGAAGCTGCTTCTCCCCACGCAACATAGTCTGAAGAGTTTGTAACGGTTGCACCATCACTATGAGCAGCTCTTGTAGATCCTCTAACAGCTCTTGTAATACCTGTTAAATTATTTCCAGAAACACCTGTGTAAGATATTTCTTCTGTTCCTATTAATATAAAGTTTGTACCTGAACTTGGAAACTGTGAAGCGTCTGTTAAAGTTATAGAAGTTCCTGATCCACCTGTCCCTGCAGTATCATCCAATAATGCACCATTTAAAGTAGTTGTTAATGCTGAAGTATCTTCTCCACCCCAAGATCCAAGACCCCAACCAAAACCTTTTGCTTGTACAGCTGGTCCTACAGGATAATAATGTTGAACTCTTATACCACCAGAAGTAGTAGCTCCACTTCCAGACTCGTTTGATGGCATTGTAATTGTTAAAGTTGTAGAAGTAGGAACTGTTGTTACCATAAATTTTTTGTCATCAAAATCACTTGATCCAAAATTAGATCCAGTAATTGTAGTAAAGTTATCTAGTAAAATAATATCTTGAGGATTTATCCCATGAGAAGTACTAAAAGTTATTGTAACAGTTGGTGATCCATTAGTTGTAGTAAAAGCACTTGTAAGCGTGGTTGTAGTTTTAATTGGGTGTATGTCATAAAATACACCTCCTGAATATGCGTATAAGATTCTGTTTGTTCCAATAATAGAATATTTTCTAGCTCCGCTATTAATAAAGTGATGAAGACCTCTTCCTGCACCAGTAAGTTCATTGGACCCTGATCCACCTAACTGGCTCCAGCCTCCTATTTTTTCAGGTGTGCCATAACGAAATCTAACGTTGTCACAATTTACCCATTGGCCTTCAGCTCCTGTAGGAGTAATTTGTTTGTTAATACCTGGTTGAAATCCTATTTTTTGTAACATATCTCTTTGACTTTTGTAATGAGCAAAAATATATGGAAAAACGACTTAAATCAATAAGTATTTTTATCAACTATCCTTGGGTTTTTTATTTTTAATGATTTCTCCGGTATTACTATCAACAACACCGTGTTCTTTGCTGTCTCCATAATGCTCAGTCATGTCATGAATTATTTTCATTAAAGCAGTGGATAGTAAATAAACAGATTTTCTTTCTAGTCTAAAGCAACCTCTTATTAGTATAAATAGTATTTCTTTAAAAGAAAATTTTATTTCTAAGTGTTTTGGTTTAAATATAAATCTCATTTAAGTTACCAACCATGAGGTTAAGATATATTTATCTTCTTGTAAAGGAGGATTTCCACGATGAACATAAGGATAGCCTGATGGAAATATACAGACACGTCCTTTAACTGGATTATATCTTACCTTCTGTAATAAAAATTCTGTTTCTCCTCCTTCTTCTATAGTGTTTAAATAAACAGTATAAACCAAAGCTCTTCTACAATTAAAATTATACTCTCTTTCAACATGCCACAAATGATATCCTTCTCCAGGTTTTGTTTTTTGACATTTTATTGGAACGTAATGTAATTCTTTTATGTTAGTATAAGATGTAAAATTAGTTTCTTTATCATATAAAGAAAAAGTTTCTCTAAATCCTTTCATAATTTCTTTTAAGGCATCTGGATAATTATCTCTTTCATAATCAATAGCTAAATCATTTTTTATATTTTTAGTTGCTTTTTCATTTTCATATCTTGAATAAGCAAGATCGTTTCTTTGAATTTCAAATATTTTTATTAACTCATCACAATGAGAGGGGTTAATATAACCATCAAAAACTCCAATGCTATTTTCTATTTGAAATTGTTTATTCATATTACTGTTGGATCCTGTCTTGAAGTTCTCTTATCATATTTGTAATCTTTATAAGGACCGTTTTTATCTACATAATGCATAAAAGATTGTATGTGATAGTCCCCTGTAAAATGTTCTCTCCAATGTTCTACCTCACACCCAAGATATATAACACCATCACCTGGTTGCATATTAAAAGAATTATTTTCAATAAATATTGGCCAGTCTGTGCCATCACTATCCCACATAACTGTAACAGAAACTTCACAAGAAGGTCTGTCTTTATGTTTTTTTAATTCTGCATTGTAAGTATATACTCTTGAAAAAGAGTAAGTTGGAAATAACTCCAAACCTGTTTCTTTTTCCATTAAATTTAATTTTTTCATCATTAGGGTATCTATAAAACAATCTCCATAAAAACTAGAATCTGCATTATTACTTTGAGCAAAATCTGTTTCATTTCTTTTATGTTTTAAATGTAAATAATAACTACCAATTTCTAATTCTTTCTTTGTAAGAAAATTTTTAACTAATTTATATTTAAAATCTTTTTTTAAAGTGCCCATGAAACTATAGAATACCTTGTTCCTTTCTTTATAGGTTGTATTTGATGAGGGTATAAAAAATTACTTGGCCAAATAATTAACCTTCCAGGCCTTACGTCTACTGTTTTTATAATGTGTTCATTAGCCAATTCAAAAAAAGTTACTTCTCCTCCCTCGTAGTCATTATTTAATAATAAAATACAAGATAAAGTTCTTGGTGCGCTCCTAAAATGATCAATATGTTTTTTATAAAAACCTCCTTTTTCATATTTTAAAATGCTTATATCTGTTATTTCGTGAGGTTTTATATCTTGATTAGGGGATATTTCATTACAATATTTTTGAATACTTTCTCTAAAAAGAGCTGTTAAATAATTAGCCCAATGTATCTTTGTTTTTTGTTTACATCTCCAATCAAATAAAGGTAAAACTTTTACTCTTCTAAAATCTTTATCTACAGTATTATCTTCTCCAATAGATCCATCACCATAAATTTGATTTTTAGACCATTTAATAATAGTAGATATATTCTCTAATGGAATAGTATCATCATATATTTTAATATAACTTTCAATATTCATTCTGCTTTCGAAAATATGTACGAATTAGTAAACTAATTCAGCCCAAAAAATTTGTGGGCAGCCTGGTAAATCATAAATATGTTCTATAATACTATAATTTTCATCCCAAGAACTAACCGAGTCCGTATCTATATTTTCTAAAAAATCAACCATACTTTTTGCATCAGCATCACTATCAAATTTGTCACCTGGAATAGTTTCAAAAGTATTAATTAAATAATCTACTTTTTCTCTATATTCTTTTTTTGCTTCTGTAGCATCTGAAATTGCTGGATTGTTATAATCTGTCCAAATAACAGAACCATCAACTAAAGAAGGTTCACTTTTTCCATGAGATTTTTTTCTATAATCTGCATCATTTACTTCTATAGCAGTAAGTCCAGGAGCATCAGTTGCTAACCATTTATCTCTAATGTCTTCATTAGGTGCTAGTCTAAAAAAACTATGATGTAATAAGTTATTATTTCTAAAAATTAAATATTTCATATATCTCCTATAAAGAATCAGTGTACACTAATAGTGCTCCTGCCTGACCATCTATACCAGGTTGTCCTGTAGAATCATTACTTTGTCCTTTTCCACCCACTGATACACCTCGAAAAGATGGTGTGCCAGTTATCTGGTTACCTGCTTGACCAAACATAAACATTTTTTGATAAGAGTTATTACTTGTTACACCTGTTATGTCTGCAGTTCCAGAAGTGACCGTTCCATTATTTCCAGGGTTTTGACCTGGCTGACCGTGTTGACCTCCGTTACCACCACTTATCGTTAATATGTTTCCAAATGCAGTATTACCTCCTGCGTTTCCAACACTATTTCCTGTAGCAGAAGTTCCTACAGAACCAATAGCGTAAGGAGCAGTAAAGGGAGCAGTTATAGAATCTGAAAAAATACCTATAAACCCTGGTCCTCCTCCTCTACCAGAATTAGATCCAGGTCCTCTTCCACCTCCACCGCCTCCGGCAGAAGCAGCGTATATTAAAACTTTACTAGCGTTAGAAGTAAAAGTACCTGAGTTTGGACCAACTGACCAAAGAACTGGTTTCATATTATTGCCACCTGCTGTTCCAGTTGAAGCAGCAATTATTCTACCAGAAGAATCAACTGTAATATCTGCAGTTGTAAAAGTTCCTCCAGCTGGTTTAATAATCTTTGGCATATTTTATCTTTCCTCCTATTTAAATTAATCTATCAATTCGACATAGGAAACATGATAATCTAAATCGTTAGCAGCTCCTGCTGTAACTGCGATTAAATCTGTTTCATCTAAATAAATTGGTGTATCAATCATGCTTAAAGTTGAATCCGCAGGCACAGAAATTGTGCTTGCTATTTTGTAATATGTAGAACCATTGTCATTGCTAATTTCAATTGTTACATCAGCTGCGTTAGTTCCATCATCATTTGATATTAAAATTGTGTCTATTCTTACTGCAGATTCTGCAGCAACGTCTATCATAGTTGTTCTGTTAGTATCACCTAAAGAACCCATTGCATTTTTAGGTGTAATTGTTGCGACGTTTATTAAATTTGGTGTTGCCATTTTTTATCTCCTATTCTTTTTATCCGAAAATCATGGAAAAGACAATACCTTTTCCGTCTGTTGTTATTGTTTGTGTGCTTCCAGTAGCAGCATTATTAGTAACTTGTGCACTTCCAGTGCCATTTGGAGCAACTGTTATATTACCATTTGCTGCATCTGTTATTGTTACTGTACCTGAATTTGTACCAGAATTAGTGTCTAAAATAAGATCATGAGCACCACTAGACGTTAAAGTAGCATTTCCTGACCCTGTACCAATTACAGTTTCACCACTTCCTTTTGGAACAAGGACCATATCAATATTAGTATCTCCTCCTGTAGCTGATATTGAAGGTGAATTACCTGTTGCTGCATTTGCAACATCAAATTGATTTACTGCAGATCCAGTTGTTTGAAAAATAATTTGTTCATTACCATTTTCATCTCCAATAAAATGAGCGTCATCAATTAAAATATTATGTGAATTAG